GTGTGTGACTGGGCTAATGTAAATGAAGACGAGATCCGTGATAGTTATAAAAAAGCTTGTAGAAACATGATTGTTCGTTTTAAGACCAAGCAGATCGCTTGGAAGGTCTATGACATAAAATATAAGAAAATGTTACTAGAAGATAATAACATAATGCGTAATCGCATTAGAAAGCATATATTAACGTTTAGGCGTAGTATTATAGAATCGGAAGACGAACTACTGACCACGGCTCTCGACTCAGTGGTTTCCTAGTTTTCCCAAAATTCCTATAATGCACGTCCTTAGAAACATTTTTTTTAAAAAAAAAGTTTGTAAGGAAAAAAACTAGGAATACTAGGAAAATACACCTCTAGATACCAGAAAACTAGGATTATTAACAAATAACTTTTAGGAAAATTTTAGGAAAAATTCCCAAAAACTAGGAAAATATCATCAAATATCTATAAATATTAATTTCCTTATGGACTGAGTCCTGCATTTTTTTTTTTAAAAAAAAAGTTTGTAAGGAAGTGCTATATACAATTTTAGGAAAAGTAGTAGATTAAATCATTAAATTTAGTTATATATAAGATATGCCAAGAAAAAGCAATCAAATGAAAACATCTATGGAGTTAACACAGCAACAGAGAAGTTTTGTTGACATATTGGTAGCCAACTGGGGTCAGATAAAGAAAGTGGACGCAGCGATTAAGGCTGGGTATACCTCAAAGAAAGGTAAACCCTATGAAATGGCTAGTAAGTTGTTAAATCCTGATCTTAACCCTCACGTGTGTAGATATTTAGAAAAAAGGTTACAAAGAGAAACAGAAAAATATGAGAAGGATAAATTAAAAAGATATAAGACATTTGAAAGATTAAGAGATGGTGCTGAAATAAAAGGTCAATATACGGGAGCAATTAACGCTGAGTATAGAGCGGGACAGATGGCAGGTATGTTTATAGATAAAAAAGAAATTACACATTCTAGTCTAGAAGGTATGAATAGAGATCAACTAGAACAACGATTAGCTGAGCTAGAAAAAAAGATAGGTGAGGGTGCGAATATAATTGACATTACCCCAGAAAAACAATAATCTATTAGAAATACAATTTTTTTGTATTTCTTTCTGTTATATCAAAGCTGAAGTTTTTAGTCATTCTTCAGCTTTTTTTTATGAGTAAATCTCTACCATAATGGAAGTTAAACTCTACCAAAATGGAGTAAATCTCTACCAAAATAGAAATTATTAATTATAAATTACAAATTTTTAGGATAAAATAAATCTGGCTTTTGAGAAAAAAAAGGTAACCAGAATTGCGTTGGCGTTTTGGTTACCTTGCTAATTAAATATCATCAATACCGAAAAACCAAGCGATTATCAGTATAATAATTATAACTATTAATATTAACTTCATTAGTGTAACGTCCTCCCTTCATTTAAGCGTTTCATAAGTGCTTCCATAACCCTAGACCAATAGTCATAAGCAAAGTTATCTTTAGCATCTGGATCACAATCTTTTAAGATACTGTGTACCTTTATGATCTTATATTCTAGATCACAGTTCATATTTTCTCCATATACCATTCTTGATTATGTGATCCATTTCTTTTCTTATCTGCTTTGCTTTATTTAAATCCTTCCATAAAGCAATAGATAATTTACTTTGTAACTTTTTAAAACGCTTATTCTCAGCGTTGAGTTTTTTTAGATCAATATCCATTAAACTACACATATATCCTCCTATTCTTTTTCATTCCATAAAGTTATGCCAAAGTCATAACCTTGTTTATAATAAGCATAATAATTATTTTTTTTAGCAGGTGGGTCTTCTCTTACACCAATTAATAATCCGTCAGCTACCCCATCTTTAAATGCATTTAATATTTTGTTTATATCTTTATTCATTTTCATTCCCCTCTATAGTTACTTCAGTTTGTCCATCAGCTTCTAATACAGTTTCTAATTTACAATTATGTAAGTTAAAATTTTCTAAAAAATAAAATTCTAAATTACTATTAGGATCGCATTGTTCTAATTGTTTTATAAAATCTTTAACTAATAACATTTAATCTATCCTCCTCAGATTCTAAATAAATACCCACATCAGATAGAAACTCCTCAACGTGTGCCAAGATATCATTAAAGATATCTTGACCCTCATCTGTATAACAAACCACGTTATCTCTATCCATATAAGTATATTGGGTGTAATACTCCTCACCCATTTTCATTTGCATAATTTTGTCAGCTACTTCACAACTATATTCAATATATTGATCAGCAGTTAAATAAGCGTTATCAAGTATTCTCATTTTTTCTCTCCTCTATATCTTTTAATATATCGCTACTCATAAATTTACCTCCTGTAATAGTATATCTAATTCATCTGCAATATAGTATCTTAGTTCTGTGTAGCAATCATCACAAAGTAACTTATCAGCATAAGGCAATAAAGCATCAGCAAATTTATATTCTTCTTTTAATCTTTTACTACTTATCAAAGCCATATCTTCTAATGGAGAATCTTGAATATATGCACATTTTTCACATTTTGTTTTACTCATTTTCTCTCTCCCTTTTTTTATTTAATAAGTTATGGTAGTAAGTCCAAAGTCTTCTATCTGTAGTGCTTACATCTCCTGTAATCCTCCACCATTCTTCACTTTGGTTCCAACCTTTATAATAACGACTTTCAATATCATCTATTTTTTTTTGTATTTGATCTACAGATAAAACGTTACTCATTAGTTTTTACTCCCACTACTAATAAAGTTAAACGATCAGTTATATGCTCTTTATCAAACACTTGACATACTTGATCCCAATCTTCAGACATTTCAAAGTCACTACTGTATAGATCCAAAAATTTTGCTTCTGGTATAACTTCCCAAACTTTCTTTTCTAATTCTTTTTGTTGTTCAGCAGTCAATGACCATTTGGGTTTATCATTATCCTGCAATTCTTGATAATGCTTTTGGATCATATCAAGTGCTATACACATACCATAAAATTCTGCTTTGCTATGACTATCATTTGGTGCGTCCCAATTGTCTTTGATATCAGAACACACGTTTTTTAAACTATCTAATGTTATATCCATTATTTACTCCCTTTCATTTTATTATTAAAAACTTCACCACCTAAACCATTCTCCCAAGCTTCTCCTATAATCCAATTAGTCATATTCAGTAACTCTTTAAATTTAGGTAACAATTCTTTTTCGTAATCAGACTCATCTGCTAATCGTCTTGATAACTCAAATATAAACTCTCTAAAACATTCACTTCTATCCATTGTCGTCCTCCTAATCTGGGTTATGTAAATTCTGCCAAACATCAAAAGCAATATGAAACTTTTTCAATACTTTTGCTTCTTCGTCTGTAATATTATTTATTTCATATACTTTGACTATCCGACTACCATTTGCCATTTCTAATAACTCGTGTTCACTATCCCAAGTATCGTCCTCATCTATACCATAAACTTCTGTAATCATTTCTTTGTCAGTCCAATCATCTGACATATTAGTGAAGATTGCATATTGGTTGTCTGTAAACTCTCCGTTTGCTATTTCAAATGTTACTAATTTATTCGCCATCTGCCTGCCTCCATTCATTTAAAAGTGTGACACAATGTTCTCTTGCCATTGTGCCGTGATCCTTTTCTATTCTTTGAAGTGCTACATCATTTGTAGTTTCTTCTAGGTGTTGAGAAAATTCTTCCTCAACACCGATTAAAAAGTCTTTTAATTTACCCATTGCTTTGCTCCTTTTCTAAGTCTGCTTGTTGATGCCAATAACGATCCTCAAGTTCCATAATGCGTTCAACGTAGTTGATTAAAATGTCAGTAAACTTTTCTGATCCCTTTGAATACACTTTGGCAACTTTTATTTGATCATCCTCTAAAAACTTATTAGTCGATTGAACGTTATCCTTAATAAGTTTTAAATGCTTAATTATTTCTTCATAGTTATGTCTAGTCATTTATATCTCCTTATATGTTTTTATTGAACCTTTGTCTTTTGACTTCATAAATTCTTTACCAAAAGCAAAATTAAATATTTGTTTTTTTTCTCTGTCATTACAAATATTAATTAAATTATTTTTAAGTATGTAAATCATTTGTTTTTTAGTCATATTAACAACCCTCCAATTCTGTGACTAATGGTCTTATTTTTTGTCTTAATTCCCAATCCTCAATATGGATACAAATCTGCTCCCAAGTTTGAGGTCTTTTTTTATCAGTTTGAGTGAACTCACGTTCTGACTGAAACTCTTCTTCAGTTAGTCCATCCCAACTGATCTCCTCACCAAATATTTCAGCACCCTCCCAATTTTGCATATTTTTAATTACAAGTTTTGAACTACCCTTGTAATTATTTCTGTATGCTTCTGCTTCTTTTTTACTTTTAAAATCTTTACCTTCCCAAACCATATAATAACTATTTGGATCAGTTTCTTTTAACTTCTTAGATTGCGTAACATCTAGTAAACCCCAACTATTAGAATAATCAAACTTTATGATCATACCAAGATCACCATCTAAGACTTGTTTAGCACTACCATAACAACTTATGGTAGTGCCGTCCTTCTTTTTATAAATGTAATCTGCTGACATTATTCTTCTCCCATTAATATTATTTTATCTTCTTTAACTAGTTCTTCTAATTGATCTAAGATTGCATCTTGTAAATCCCAAGAGTAAGGCTTATCTTCTTCAGCACCATTTTCTTTTTGTTCTGTGATGTTGCCAGACAATGGAATCTTACAAACGCCATCTTTTTCAAATTCATTTAGAATAGCGTCAGTCAATAAGATCGCTAAGTCTAAATTACATCTAACTTTATAAGTTGTAAGTTTTTTATGTCTAATTTTTTTATGCACTTTTTACTCCCTTGTTGTAAACGTAATATGAATTACAGTTTGATTGTCTACAGTCCCAAATGTCATAAACAGTATCGTCAATGATAGCAGTTAAATGACCTCTAGTTCGTAGTACACAACGACCCTTAAATTCAAAGTTACACAGTTGTATTTTTCTTCCATTTATTCTTGGTGGTTTTTGTTTTTCAAAACCTTTATCTAAAAGGTACTTTTCGTACAACCAATCTTCATTAGGTATTGCACCAAATTGAACTGCATAATCACACAAATCCTTAAGAGTTGTTTTATAAGGTTGATTAAGAATTATAGAAATTGAGCGGACAACACAATCTGCACCTTTTCTTTTTCTTGGGTAATCAACAGTTCTATTTCCATCGTGATATTGATACTGCATTTTTTTAACCTTTCTGTTATTAATTAAAAAATATCTTATTACCATATTATAGATAAAAACAATTAAATCAAGTAAATATCTTATTATTTTATATTTTAATGGGTCGTTTAAATGGCTCAGTTTGATTTCAGAGGTAGTCTAGTACCTTGATTTTTAAAATAGAACATTTATTATTTAGGTATGAAAGAAAGTTCTATATGGAAAAAACTTAACCAGTTACAAAAGACTAATAAGGGTTGGCACTTGACCAGAATAGAAAGCCACACAATACAAGGCATTCCAGATGTACACGCCTTAATATCTGGTAAAAGTTTTTGGTTAGAATTGAAGTCAAAAAAAGGCAATAATTTAGGTTTATCTAACTATCAAATTAATTGGCACATTAAACATATCTTATCTGGTGGCAAAGTTTTTATCTTGCGTCCGAGTACCTTGCAAGGTGGCTTCGAAATTCTCAAGATCCGAGTACCGAGAACAATGGTGAACGGATGTTCACGTTTTGTTCCAGCCCCTCATAGTAAATCTCTACCAGATAGTGGATCTCTACCAGATAGTGAATCTCTACCGAATAGTGAATCTCTACCATATATTCACATATCACAAAACCAAGATCTAGAAAAGTTAATTAGAACCATTCTAAACAAAATTTAAGCTGCACCGTTCTTGTTTTGTTCTTTTTTGCAGCGAATAAAAAAAACTTGCAATTTAATATTATTTCATATTATAATAAGACAATAAACAGGAGAAAAAAAAAATGACTTATTTACATATATCAAAGGGATCTGGAAAAATGTTAGATCTAGATTCTTTAAATACTGACACTACAAGTATAGATTTTTGCAATGCAATGTTTAATAGTAAAAACCCTAATATTATTTGTAGTAATAAAAAAGATAAAGGTTGTTATAGTCAACGTATGCTTAGAACATATAGAAAAAATTGCATTCCTAAATTTAAACAAAATTTAAAGCGATTAAGCAATCTAATACATTGGGATCTATTGCCCAAATTATTTACTACTATATTGCGAATTAATTCACACGGTGAATTAAACAATGAAAACCATTTTTTAAACGTGGTAAACATTGCTAAGAAAAATCCAGATACTAAAATAGTTGTATACACTAAACGAGCGACAATTGTTAAAAAGGTATTATCTAAGATCAACCGTCCTGGCAATATGATCCTAATATATAGCAACCCAATAAAAGATAAAATTTTGAATACTGTACCAAAGTATTTTGATAAAGTTTTTAACGTGGTTACTAAAGATAATAAAAATATTAATTGTTATCAAAAATGTAAAGAGTGTATGGCGTGTTATAACTTCAATGATACTAATATAATAATTGAAAAAATAAAATAATGTTATGATCAAAATTATTATAATAATAGCAATTTGCTATTTAATTTTAAAGGCTGTTTTTTAACAGCCTTTTTTTTTGAGTGAATCTCTACCCTAATCTCTACCGTATTAGAGTGAATCTCTACCCTAATCTCTACGGTATAATATAATCTAATATCTAATAAAAAATATATATTAATAGTATTATTAATATTTTAAATAAAAAAAAGGGGCTTTCGCCCCTTGATTAACTTACCCTAATAACGGGAACTTTAGAATACTTAACGCAATCTTTATACGCTTTAGGGTATTTCTTTTTTAATAGATCATAATCGCACGATGGATTATTTCTATCAGTTAACTCAATTTGTTTTATTGAATTATCATTCCAAAAAAGACTAAATACCGTTGTGTTATAGATCTTAAAGAATTTCATAATAAATGGTCTTAATTTATTATATTTTTTAGTCACTTCTTTTTTGATCCCAACAGTATGAGCAAAGTCCAACATAGTTCCAGCATCCTCTTTGAGGATGCTAAAACCATTTATTCTTTTTAGTTGTTTACTCATTAGGAATTAATCCTAATCTAGCTGGAATAACTTTATTAGCGTGACAGATATCACAACATCTACCATCTATTAAAGGTTGAGCATTATGACCCATATCCCAATAGACTTTGCCGTCTTCGGTCTTTTGCTCTTCTATTTGTTCGTTACATAAATCGCACTTCATATTATTACCTTTCTGTTATAGTTAAAAAAGAGGGGAGTTTCACCCCTCATCTGCTCTATTTAATATCGGCTTCTTCAATAAGCTTAATCGCTTCTAATATGCTTTGCTTAGCCATATCATCACGACCGCAAGATTGCATCATAAAATAAAAATAAATTTTATTTAAGATAGCTTTCTTTTTGCTTACTTCTGCATCTGCAATTGGTGTTTGTTTTGCTTTAGCCATTTTTAATCTCCTTTCACCTCTTATTATAATAAGAGTATTTTTTATAGTCAAGCAATTTTTTTATTTTTTTTTATACTGTTGCAAAAATGTCACAAGCCCCTTCGGGGCTGTGTTCTACTTTTGTTCCGCCCCTTCGGGGCGGTGGATCTCTACCAAATCTCTACAGTAAATCTCTACAGTAAATCTCTACAGCAATTCTCTACTTAATATATATAAAGAACAAACAGTATACATTTGTTCCCGTTTTGTTCCATAGTGCCACCTGCTTGTTTGTTCACGTTTTGTTCCGCCCCCTTCGGGGGCTTTATATATCCCACGGTTATAAGATATTCCTATAGTAGATATAGGTTGTAATTATAATTATCTTATGGTAATATGATATCATATTAACAAACAGAAAGGATTTAATATGACTACAACAACAAAAAATAAATTAAAAGCTTTACTAGGCTCAAGCTTTAAAGACTTTGAAACAGCAATCAACGCTATTGATGAAGCAACATACGCAATGGATGAAGTGATGGCTGACTTAGAGCATAGCGAAGACTTAGAAAAAATTGAAGATATGCTTGGGGATACAAACGGCAACCTTGATACTTTATATGATATTCAAGTAAATCTTCAAAATGCTCAACACACTATGAATACTTATCATAGTATTCTTAATGATAAAGACTAACCATAACCAGGGCGGGGCTTAGCCCCGCCAGAAAGGAAACAAAATGTTTTACAATATTTATGCAGAAGAAAGACAACAGAAGAGAAGAAGAATTTTTTGGCTAATAGTTTTTTGGCTGTTGGCTATAATATGCGGGGTTAGTGGCTTTGTATCCGTTACCGAATTATATTATGCAACTCATATAGCTATACAATCCATTTGGACTATAGCTTTAGCAATTAGTATTATAGGCTTTGCTGGTTGTGTTTACTTTATATTAATGATTAAATAAGGGGGATTAAATGTTTAACGCAATTAAAAAACTTACAGGAATTAAAAGGCTAAACAATTCAATAAATGGTAATCCAAATTATAAATTATATTTTGGTAATGAAGTAGTAAGAACGCCAGAAGATAGTATGTTGGCTTATAAAATAAGTGATACATATTTAAATAAAGAGTGTCAAATAACTTACTATTACAATGATAAAGAACAAGCTTACTTAAAAGATATTAATAAATTAGATTAAATTCTAGCGGGGTTCACCGCCCCGCATTTTCCAAGGCTCATATTACAACCCGTCATATTCTGGCGGGTTTTTTTTTACCACGTTACAGTGGTCTGCGTGTTTTTTACAGCACTAAAGGCTAAGTTATATACATGCAAATATTGTGATTTTATTCTAGATAGTGTATAAGGGTCATATGAAAGCTGATTTACTAACAACAGATCAATTGAGAATGCAAGTTGAGAAGTTGTTCCTGCAACACATAAGGTTATGTCAAGATAATTTTTTATATTTTGTCCAAGAGATCTGGCCCGATTTTATTTGCAGAAAAGAGAGGGACCCAAAAAAATGGGGGCACCATCAAATAATTGCAAATGAATTTACAGAAGTTGCAAAAAATAAAAAAGGGAGGCTCATCATAAATATGCCTCCAAGACATACAAAGTCTGAGTTCGCTTCTGTATACTTCCCAGCGTGGATCATTGGTAAGTTTCCAAAAATGAAAATTATGCAAGTCTCACACAATACAGAATTAGCCGTGCGTTTTGGTAGTAAGGTTCGTAACATTATTGATTCAAAAGAATACAAACAAATTTTTGGTGATGTGAAGTTGAGAGAAGACTCAAAAGCAAAAGGACGATGGGAAACGAACCACGGTGGAGAATACTACGCTGCTGGAGTTGGAGCATCGATAACAGGTCGTGGTGCGGACTTGTTGATTATTGATGACCCACACACGGAACAAGACTCAATGTCCGATGCTGCAATGGAGCGAGCATATGAATGGTATACCTCAGGACCACGACAAAGATTACAACCAGGAGGCTCAATATTATTAGTTATGACAAGATGGGCAGAAGATGATTTAACGGGAAGATTATTGAAGGCTCAAACAGAACCTAAAGCAGATAGTTGGCGACAAATTAGTTTTCCTGCAATTTTACCTTCAGGTAATCCAGTATGGCCTGAGTACTGGGAGATAGATGAATTAGAAAAAATAAAAGCTTCTGTTCCTATTAGAAACTGGACAGCTCAATATATGCAAGAGCCAACATCTGATGAGGGGGCGATATTAAAAAGAGAATGGTGGCAACCTTGGAAAGGAAGTGGCATACCTAATTTAATGCATGTAATACAAAGTTATGATACAGCGTTTAGTAAAAAAGAAACAGCAGATTATTCTGCCATAACCACATGGGGTATATTTCATCCTGAAGAGGGTGGGCCTCCTCATATGATATTATTAGATGCTATGAAGGGTAAATTTGATTTTCCAGAACTCAAAGCTGTAGCATTAGATGCTTATAAATATTGGGAACCTGAAACAATTGTGATAGAACAAAAAGCAAGTGGTGAACCGTTGACACAAGAATTTAGAAGAATGGGTATACCAGTAGTGCCGTTTACACCTAGTAAAGGTAATGACAAACATACTAGAGTAAACTCCTGTGCTCCATTATTTGAAAGTGGTCAGGTGTGGTATCCTTTTGGTGAGAAGTTTGCAGATGATGTAATTGACGAATGTGCAGCTTTTCCACACGGACAATACGATGACTATGTTGATTCAACCACACAAGCTGTGTTAAGGTACAGACAAGGGAACTTTATTGAGTTATACTCAGATTATGTGGACAATGAAGATTTACCACCTAAAGAGTACAACTACTATTAGGAGAATTAAATGGCTAGAACAGATTTCAGTTACAGACCTGAGGTAGATGAAGAAATAAAAAATGAAATAGATGAAGAAACAAAAGATATTGAAACAGAAAAAACTAATTCTAAATTAAGTGCTACAACTTCTGTTATTAAAAGTGCAGATGAATCTAAAGTAATTAGTCAAAAAGATGATACTAATAAAACAGCTACAGCAGACAATCCTTTAAGAGAAGCATACAGAGCAAAAATAAAACAAAAAGCTTTAGAAAAATTTTTACCTGGTGGTGGAGATCCAATGAAAATGATTAATCCAGGTAGTGATGCTCCTCCAGTAGAACAGCCTTATGATTTATTAGATAGATTAGCAGTTGATAAAAGAAAAGCAGATTTTAGAGTTAGACAACAATACGCTATGCCTGTACAATCTATTGGTCAAATGACGCAAGCTAAGAATGGAACTTTTATAACAGTAAATACCAAGATAGGTAGAAATAAAAAAACGAGAATTACATGATAGAAGAAAATGTTGAAGTAACAGATAAAGATGGTGACGTTGTTGATCTACAAGAAAATAGAGAAGAACCTGTAGATGTAGTTATTGAAGAGCCGACTGAAGAAGGCATGGAAATGATGCAGCAGGAAGAACAGGAAGAGGAAGATTTTTTTGAAAACATTGCAGACTCAATGGATGATAGAAGTTTATCACACCTGTCAAAAGATTTAGTATCCGATTATAAAAAAGATAGAGAGTCCAGAGGCGATTGGGAAAAGTCTTATATTAGTGGATTAGATTTATTAGGTTTTAAATATTCAGATGAGGGTCAACCATTTAAAGGTGCATCTGGTGTGACACATCCTTTACTTGCAGAAGCAGTAACACAGTTTCAGGCACAAGCCTATAAAGAACTTCTTCCTGCCGAGGGACCAGTTAAGACGATGGTTGTTGGCGAGAAGAATATGCAAAGAACCATGCAAGCTAATCGTGTAAAAGAGTTTATGAATTACATGATCTTAAATCAGATGGAAGAGTATACTCCAGATTTTGATCAATTATTATTTTATTTACCTTTAGCAGGTTCTGCTTTCAAAAAGATTTATTATGATGACACAATGAAAAGAGCAGTAAGTAAATTTGTTGCTGCTGAAGATTTGATTGTGCCTTACTACACTACAAGTTTACATGAGTGTGAAAGAATCACACACGTTGTGAAGATGAGTGAAAACGATATCTTGAAAAAACAAAAGACAGGTTTTTATCGTGACGTAGATTTATTAAATGCTGATGAAGAAGATGAGATACAAGATAAGTATAATGAGATAGAAGGTATATCAAGAACTTCATTAGGAGATGATTATCAATTTAATATTTTAGAAATGCATGTTGATTTAGATTTAGACGAATACACTTCAACAGATGATGAGAAAAGAATTAAGATTCCTTATATCGTAACAATCGATGAAGGCTCAGGTAGAATACTAAGTATATATAGAAACTACAGACCTAATGATGAATTGTTCAGACGCAGAGAATATTTTGTACATTTTAAATTTTTGCCAGGTTTAGGTTTTTATGGTTTTGGATTAATACACATGATCGGTGGTTTATCAAAAACTGCTACTGCTGCACTAAGACAACTATTAGATGCAGGTACTTTAAGTAATTTACCAGCGGGATTCAAGAGCCGTGGTATCCGAATAAGGGATGATGATCAACCCTTTCAGCCTGGTGAATTCAGAGACGTAGACGCACCTGGCGGAAACATTAAAGATCAGTTTCAAATCCTCCCCTTCAAAGAGCCAAGTCCTACTTTAATGAATTTACTAGGCTTTGTCGTGCAAGCAGGACAGCGTTTCGCTTCTATTGCTGACATGAAAGTGGGTAATGATACACAAAACAGAGCTGTGGGAACAACATTAGCACTTTTGGAACAAGGCTCACGGGTCATGAGTGCAATACATAAGCGTTGTTATTATGCAATGAAGCAAGAATTTAAGTTATTGCATGAGATTTTCAGCGAATATCTTCCTCCAATTTATCCATATGCGACTTATGGTGGTAATCAATTTGTTAAAGCAGCAGATTTTAGTGAAGATATTGATGTTATACCGTATGCTGACCCTAATATTTTCTCCGTTAGTCAAAGGGTCACGCTTGCTATGGAGCAGTTACGTGTAGCACAGGCTGCTCCACAGCTTCATAATATGAGAGAAGCATTCAGAAGAGTGTATGAAGCACTTGGAACGAAGCAAATTGATCAAATTTTGAAGCCTGAACCTCCAAAAATACCAAAAGATCCAGCTTTGGAGAATGCAGAGGCGTTAAGAATGCAAGTTCCTAAAGCTTTTACCACACAAAATCATGATGCACATATTGTTTCGCACCAAGCGTTTATACAAACACGTATGGTACAGGTAAATCCTATGGTTTATGCACTTTTACATGCTCATATTGCTGAACATGTGTCTATGAAAGCAAGAGCACAGGCATTAGCGATCATCACAACACAAAGACCTGACTTAATGGCAATGAAAGATCAAAATCCAGAGCTATTTCAGGTAGAATTTGATAGTATTGTGGCTTTACGTACTGCTGAATTGACACAAGATTTACAAAAAGCAGAAGAATTAACTTCAAAAGGTGATGAGTTGGTACAATTGAAGCAAAGAGAGCTTGATTTACGTGCAATGGACATGCAAAGACGAAATATGGAGTTTCAACAAGAAGAAACAAGAAAAGTTAGTGAGTTTGATGAAAAACTTGATCTTGAAAAGATGAAAAGAGAGGATCAAGAAGCACAAGCTAAGGAAAGAATTCGTGTTGCTGATGATAAAACAAAAATTGCAGCTACAAAAGTAGCAAATGACATAATTAAAGGAGGTAGAAGTGGCGGGTAAGCGTTTTGGTTCACCACCTAAAAAAGGTCCAAACTCACAAGGTATGAAAATAGATTATTTTAAAGATGGTAAGATGTCTGTGGTAAGTAAATCAAAAGTAAAAGAGTTACAGGATAAAGCAAAGGCATTTAAAATTGGAGCTCTCTCAAATTTAGGTTGCCCTTATCGTGAAAATGGTGTAAAAAGTGATATTAAGGGTATAAGTAATATACAAGTTAAAGGGAAAAAATTTATTGGTGTTAAATGATTGCTGGCGATTCTTTAGAATACGAATTTATTACAGAAGAAATAAAAAAACTAAACTTGAACGATATAGTCCTAACTTGCGAAATAGGATTGCGAAGAGGGCTTGGTTCTAAAACAATAATGGATGCTGTTATCGCTAAAGGTGTTGAAACATATAGACACATAGCTATAGATCCTTATGGTAATTTAGATTACCAGCATTATGATGATGTTCCCTCAGCTACAGCAGATTATACAGATCATATGAAAATAGAAACTTTGTATGATTTGGTCAAATATAAAGAGTTTGCTTTTTTTGAATTTCCTGATACCTACTATTTTGAAACTATGAAAGGTGGATATCCACTAAGTATTGATGGTAAAATAGAAATGCACGATAAATATTCAGTAGTGCATTTAGATGGGCCACATACTACATTAGCTGTAGAGCAACAAATCACTTTTTTCATGCGATATATGGAAGATGAAAGTATATTGATTTTAGATGATCACAAAACTTTTTACAAACAATCTATAGATTGGTGTTTGAAAAAAGTAGGTTTTAAAGTTGTAAGAGAGGGTGATAGAAAATTAATTTATAAAAGGGAGAAAGTATAATGGCACTAACTGCACTAATAGCACCTGCTACTAAACTGATAGGCAAATTTATAGAGGATAAAGATCAAAAAAATAAACTTGCACACGACTTAGCAACTATGGCAGAGAAACATGCACAACAATTAGCTAAAGGTCAAATAGATATAAATAAAGAGCAAGCTAAACATCCTAGTATATTTGTTAGCGGAGCCCGCCCCGCAATAATGTGGGTCTGTTGCTTGGGGCTACTATGGCAGTTCTTCGTAGGACCAATTTTAACTTGGTTTACAGGTATCTGGATGCCTGATGTAATACCTCCTGAACTTGAAGTTGAAGGCCTCGTCACGTTAGTCATGTCGCTTTTAGGACTCGGAGCCATGAGATCCTTCGAGAAGTCAAAAGGTATTGCTAGAGAAAACATGAAAAAATGATAAAACGTATTCATATTAATCAACATGTCATACGATCTAATAAAAAAAATAATAAAGATGATCCTGTTATTACTGTTAAAACTTCTAAAGAAAATTATTATGCCGAAGAAGTGGTAATAAAAGGAGATAGTAAAGTTGTGTATAGTCCAGATAAACCATTATCTTGTGGTGCTAAAGTTTGGATTGAAACAAAAGCAATGTTAGTGTTGAAAGAAAAAGATTTCAAATTAAAGATTATATAATGATCGATATAGAAACTTTACAACAATTTAGACGTATTATCAAAAAAAAGTTGGAAGATGTAAAAGAAGATATATGTTACAGTATAGACACAATAGATAAGTTACAGTATGCTAAAGGAAAACTCAGTGCTTATGAAGCATTGCTACGGGATCTTAATGACCTGCTTAAAAAGGAGAACGATTTAGATGACTTTAATAAAACCTAAACGCTATTTACAAAGTGAAGAAAAAATACTTGTACCAAAAGGTGCAAAACAAACCGAAGAATATCTTAAAATAATACCCAACCCAGTCGGATACAGATTACTAGTAAGACCATACTCTGGAAATAACAAAACAGAAGGTGGTGTATACTTATCTGATAAAACACAAGAGAACATACAAATGACAACTGTTGTTGGACTTGTTGTAAAAATGGGTGACCTTTGTTATAAAGACAAAGAAAAATTTCCAGATGGGCCTTGGTGTAAAGAAGGACAATTTGTTATTTATGGTAGATATGCTGGAGCTAGATTTAAAACTAAGTTTGGTGAGCATAGAATTTTAAATGATGATGAGATCATCGGAACAATTAAAAAACCAGAAGACATTCTGGCATTATTTTAAGGAGATAACATGGCTAATACAAACGAACAAATAGAATTAGATATTGATGATGTTAAAGAAGAAACATTAGAAGTATCAAATGCAACAAAAGAAGAAGAGAAACCTGTTCTTGAAGAAGTTGATTTGGGATATTCAGATCCTGTTAAAAAAGATACAAAGGCAGAAATAGAAAAAACAGAACCTGAAGTCAAAGAAGAAGGTGACGACTTACAGTCAATGTCCAACAAAGTTCAAAAAAGAATAGATGGACTCACAAGAAAAATGCGAGAAGCGGAAAGAAGAGAAAAAGCAGCATTAGATTATGCAAAAGGTTTACAAAAGAAATACTCTGATGTTGAACAAAAATTCACAACATCTGATGACAATTATTTAAAAGAATATGAAGCAAGAGTAGATAGTCAAAGAGAGCAAGTAAAAAATGTTTTAAAGAAAGCTATTGAAGAGCAAGATTCAGATAAAATTATGGAAGCTAATGATAAGTTAACACAATTAGCAGTAGAAAAAGAAAAAGCAAGATTACAAACAGCACAAAAGGAACAACAAAAGAAACAAAAGGAACAGGAAGTAAAACAACCTGTTGAACAACCACAACCAAAAAGACCAGAGCCTAGTGAAAGAGCAAAAAGCTGGGCAGATAAAAATAAATGGTTTGGTAAAGACAAAGTCATGACTAATGCTGCATATGGAATTCATGAAGATTTAGTGAGTCAGGGGTTTGACTCAGAGTCCGATGAGTATTACAATGAGATAGACAGAAAACTAACTGAGTATTTTCCTCAAAAGTTTTCGGCAGAAAAAAAACCCGTCCAGACGGTTGCCTCAGCGGGGCGTAAACAAGAAGGACGCAGAAAAGTGACTCTCACCCGATCACAAGTAGCGATAGCTAAAAAATTAGGGGTGCCATTAGAAGAATACGCTAAATTCGTGAAGGAGTAAAAATATGAATAATAAAGCAAGAACCTCACGCAGTTCAAGTGAAACAAAAGAAGTAAGAAACAAACCTTGGACTCCACCATCAAGTCTGGATGCACCCCCTGCACCACAGGGCTTTAAGCATCGTTGGATAAGAACCGAAAGTCTTGGTTATATGGATACAGGTAATGTATCTAAAAAATTAAGAGAAGGCTGGGAGTTCGTCAGAGCTGAAGAAGTTAAAAATCAGCTTGGAGATCATGATTATCCAGTGATACAACAAGGTCAATATCAGGGGTTAATTGGGGTTGGTGGCCTTGTGTTGGCAAGGATACCTGAAGAAATAATCGAACAACGCAAGAAGTATTTTGAAAGCATTACTTCTGATCAAGTTAAAGCCGTTGATAATGATATTCTTAGGGAACAACGTCCCGAGATGCCTGTGAATATTGATAGGCAATCTAGGGTAAGTTTTGGAGGCTCTCGTAAAGGGAGTTAATTATTAATTTAATATAAGGAAAAAGATATGGCTAATAGTAACGTATCATTTGGCTTGAGACCTTTAAATAGATTAGGTTCAAGTTACAATACTACTGGTACTACTGAATACAGAATAGCTTACGATAACTCCAATAGAATTTACCAAGGGATGCCTGTAATACCTACAGCCGCAGGAACGATTGATGATCTTCAAGCAGCAGCTGGTGGAACAGTCTCTATTTTAGGTGTATTCTATGGATGCGAATTTGTATCAAGTACCACTGGAGAAAAAATTTTCTCAAACAACTGGCCTGGATCTGGAGCCGATCAAAATCATCCAGTAAAGGCATTTATCTATGACGATCCAATGCAATTATTTGTAATAGCGGTTGGTGATAATACAGGTGCGGCAACAGAAGCTCTAGTAAGAGCTGACGTTTTTTTAAATTGTCCATTAATAAATGGTAACAGTGGAAATAACACAACTGGTATTTCTACTGCTACAGCAGATTTAAATAATGCAGCAGCTACCGCATCACTTGCTTTACGTATAGTGGGAATTCAAGAAGATCCTGAAAACTCAGATTTCACTGCTTTAGGTATTCCTTTGATCGTTCGTATTAATAATCACTTTAATGCACCGAACGGCTCTATTGCCCAAGGTACAGTTTCAACTACAGGAGTATAAAGCATGGCAATATCAAGAACCCAACTAGTTAAAGAGTTAGAACCAGGCTTGAACGCACTGTTCGGTTTGGAATATAACAGGTACGAAAATGAACATGCAGAAATTTTCGAAACTGAAGCATCTGACAGAGCTTTTGAAGAAGAAGTAATGTTAAGTGGTTTTGGATCTGCTCCTGTGAAATCAGAGGGTGGAGCTGTTCAATTTGATGATGCAAATGAATCTTTTACTGCAAGGTATACACATGAGACCATCGCTATGGCTTTTGCGATTACTGAAGAAGCAATTGAAGATAATTTGTATGACAGATTGGCTGCAAGATACACTAGAGCTTTAGCAAGAAGTATGTCAAATACTAAGCAAGTAAAAGCTGCAAATGTTCTTAACAACGCATTCAATTCATCATTTACTGGTGGTGACGGTGTTGAACTATGTTCAAGACTACATCCATTATTAAGTGGTGGTAATTTGGCAAATGAATTAGCAACAGCTGCTGACTTATCTGAAACATCATTAGAGCAGTCATTAATTGACATTGCTGCAATGGTGGATGAAAGAGGTTTAAAGATTTCATTGCAAGGCGTAAAGTTAATAATTCCAAAGGAATTACAATTTACTGCTGAAAGAATTATGAAGTCTCCACAAAGAGTCGGTACAGCTGATAATGATATTAACGCTATGGCTTCAATGGGAATGATCCCACAAGGTTATAGAATAAATCATTTCTTGACTGATACTGATGCTTTCTTCATTATGACTGACGCTCCTAACGGATTAAAAATGTTCGTAAGAAGCCCAATCAAAACTGCTATTGAAGGTGACTTTGATACAGGAAATGTAAGATTTAAAGCAAGGGAAAGATATTCTTTTGGTTTCTCTGATCCAAGAGGTATTTTTGGCTCTCCTGGAGCTGCATAAAAAAACACCCACTCCCACAAAGGTGTATGAGGGGACTTACATAGTCCCCTTTTTTTATGTATACTGTAATTACCAAGAATAATATTCACTGATATAGACAGGCTTGGCTGACTTCCCTAGAGGACTATATCTTTCAACTAGGAGATTAAGATG